ACAAACCCCTTTCAGAAAGAGTACCACAGCCCACAGGATGGCGCGTTCTTGTCATGCCTTACATGGGTCGTGAGAAGACTGAAGGCGGTATTTACGTTCCAGATGCAGTTAGAGATAGAGAGTCAAAAGCAACAGTAGTTGCCTATGTACTTAAAGTCGGCCCACTTGCATATAAAGATCGCGACAAGTTTGGCGAAGGTGACCCTTGGTGCAAAGAGGGGGAATGGGTATGCATTGGTCGCTATGCCGGTTCTCGGTTTAGTATTGATGGTGGAGAGGTTCGCATTATTAACGATGACGAAGTCATTGCTACTATTGTAGATCCTGATGATATTAAGAGCTATGGAGGATAACATGGCAGACGACGCGGTAGAAAAGGACGAAATTGAAATCGTCGAAGAAGAGGAGCAGCAAGAAACGCAGGAGCTTGCAGCGGACTCTGACGAATCTTCAGAGGAGAGTTCTGGTAAAGAGCAGGAGTTGGAGCAGTATTCTAAGTCGGTTCAAAACCGGATTAGTAAGTTGACTCAGCGTTATCGGGAAGAAGAATCTCAACGTAAAGCAGCTATCGAGTTTGCCGAAGCTGTTAAAAAGCAAAATGCAGAGCTCAAGTCTAGGCTGGATAAGCTTGACGAATCATATGTGGGAGAGTTCGGCACACGAATCGACTCTCAGATTGACTCGGCAAAACGTGCTTATCAGACTGCCTACGACGAAGGCGACGCCGAAGCTATGTTTGAGGCGCAGAAAAGTCTAAGTAAACTTGCCCTTGATCAAGCCCGCCTTGAAGAAAGCAAAATGCGCCGAGAACGCGCTCCAGTAGAACAGGTACAGCAGGTACAGCAACCACAACAGCAGGCGGCTGCGCCTACACCTGATCCGAAAGCAGAATCTTGGGCAGCTAAGAATGATTGGTTTGGTACAGATCAAACCATGACTTATGCCGCCTTTGGCGTTCATAGGCAGCTTATTGAAGACGAAGGATTTGACCCAACGTCCGATGAGTACTATACTGAGCTTGACAGCCGTATCCGTAAAGAGTTTCCTCACAAGTTTAAGGAAGCAAAACGCGGTGAAGCCGGACCCAGAGTCGCTTCTGCTGAGTCCACTGCCTCAAAGGCACCGTCATCAAAGGGGCGCAGAACAGTCAAGTTAACTCCTTCGCAGATTTCCATTGCGAAGCGGTTGAATGTTCCGCTCGAAGAATATGCAAAGTATGTCAAGGAGTAAGAAATGACTGATTCTACAAGAACGCCACGCGAAGCGTCAACTCGCGCAAAGACCCAACGTCGCAAGCCTTGGGCACCGCCTTCAAAGTTGGAGGCACCCGATGCACCAGCAGGTTACAAGCATCGGTGGATTCGTACATCACTTCGCGGTGAAGACGATAAGCTGAATGTAAATGCTAAGTTTCGGGAAGGATGGGAGCCTGTACGGGCTGACGAATATCCAGAGATGGCCGGGCAATTCCCGACTATTGATGATGGTCAGCATGCGGGTGTAATCGGTGTAGGCGGACTAATGCTTGCTCGAATCCCAGAGGAAACGGTAGAAGAAAGAACTGAATATTTCCGGGAGCAGACCCGTCAACAAATGGAAGCCGTTGACCAAAACCTCATGAGGGAACAGCATCCCTCAATGCCTATTCATTCGGATAGGAAAAGTCGTGTATCTTTTGGGGGTAAAGATTGACCCCCGTCAATCCAATAGGAGTATGAAATGGCAAATACAAATATTGCCTTCGGCCTCAAGCCGATCAACACCGCAGGTAGCACACCAGCTACTGGTGGTGTAAATGCATACCCAATCGGCGGTACAGCGGCAGCAATTTTTCAGGGTTCTGCGGTAAAATGCGATAACGGTGGTTCAATCGTTATCGGATCAGCAAGCGGAGACACTGTAGCATTTGTTGGCGTTTTCCAAGGATGTGAGTATGTTTCAGCAGCCACCGGCACCAAGGTGTTTTCAAACACATGGCCCGGCTCAGGCAGCGCGGACACAGCTTTCCCAATCACAGGGTATGTGTACGACAACCCAATGCAGCGATTCATCATTGCAACTGACGCATCAATCACAGATAAGGCAACTGCCCAAGCTGCGATTTTTGAAAACTCTCAGTTCAACAACGGTGACGCTGGAAGCGCAACCACAGGGATTTCTACAGCACAGCTAGATGTAGCCACACTTGACTCATCTAACCTATCTCTTCCATTGAAGATTGTTGGTGTTGCTGATGATGTAGACAACCAAGACTTCGCGTCTGCTGGTATTCCTTTGATTGTTATGATCAACAACCATGCATTGCTTCAGGCCGATTCTGAAGCCGCAATCGCTTAGGGAGTGTAGATAATGGCTATTTCTCGCGCACAACTTGCCAAAGAACTAGAGCCGGGTCTAAACGCTCTCTTTGGTATGGAATACAACCGTTATGAAGGTCAGCATGCTGAAATCTTCGATACTGAGTCATCAGACCGGGCATTCGAGGAAGAGGTGATGTTGAGTGGCTTCGGTGCAGCACCTGTAAAGGGTGAAGGCACAGGCGTGTCATACGACGATGCCAACGAAGCTTACACTGCTCGTTACAACCACGAGACAGTGGCAATGGCCTTCTCAATCACTGAAGAAGCAGTTGAGGACAATCTTTACGATCGTCTTGCTTCTCGGTACACCCGTGCACTTGCTCGTTCAATGGCACACACAAAGCAGGTAAAAGCTGCCGCAGTTCTGAACAACGCATTTGCCGCTGGCGCATTCGCTGGTGGTGACGGTGTTGCTCTTTGTGACGCTTCTCACCCGCTGACAAACGGTGGCACATTCGCCAACGAACCAGCAGTAGCTGCTGATCTGAACGAAACTTCTCTGGAAGACGCTCTTATCAACATCGCTGGCTTTGTTGATGAGCGTGGCTTGATCGTTGCCCTTAAAGGCATGAAGCTGATCATTCCTCGCCAGTTGCAGTTTGTTGCAGAGCGTTTGCTTGTGTCAAACCTACGGGTTGGTACAGCCGACAACGACATCAACGCAATCAAGTCTTCAGGCATGCTGCCAGAAGGTTATGTAGTCAATGACTTCCTGACCGATTCTGACGCATTCTTCATCAAGACTGATGCGCCAAATGGCTTCAAGCACTTTGAGCGTATGGCGTTGAACACAGCTATGGACCCAGACTTCGACACTGGCAACATGCGGTTCAAGGCCCGTGAGCGTTACAGCTTCGGCTTCAGCGACCCACGCGCAGTGTTCGGTTCACCGGGCGCATAAGTGTAGGCAAAAGAAACTAAAGGGCGGCTATTCAGTCGCCCTTTTTTATTGTACAATACGTTATCCCTGACAGCCACATGGTGTGGCTGACACTAGCCACGACAGGAGATTAAATTGGCTAATACAACATTTAACGGTCCCGTCCGTTCAGAAAACGGTTTTAAAAGCATCATTAAAAACTCAACTACTGGTGCTCTTACCAATGAAATGAGTTTGTCAACTTACACAGCAACAATCACCATTGCTTCCACAGGTACTTCACATAAGGAAGCTTCAATTGGTATTCCTTCAAACTTCATTCCAATGGGCGTTGCTATTACAGTTACAGGTGCCGCAGCAAATGCTGTAAACTTGGTTGATATTGGTACAGATGCAGACACAGATGGTTTTGTGGATGGCATTACTGTTGCTATCAACTCAACAGGTTTCAAAGGCTTCTTCCCTTGCAACGGTGTTCTTGGCATGTCTGGTGGAGCAACTACAGCCGCTACAGAAACAGCCGATGAAGTTGAGGTCGTAATTTCTGGTACTGCTGGTGCTGGTGGCGTGTTGTCTCTGAAGTTCTTTGGTATTGCTTCTGATTCACCTACCGCATAATAGGAGGCTTAGATGGCTGGTCCAGTAAAAGCCTATAATGTTACAGCGACAGGGGCCGTAGGTCCGGGTCGCTCACGCATTAAACAGATTGTTATGTATGCAACAGGTGCGGGTGCTTTCACCATTACCGATGGTAGTGGTGGCGCAACACTTTTGACTCAGAAGTTTCCCACAGGTCAGAATGTTCTTAACATTCCGGGCGACGGTGTTATAGCTGAGAATGGGGTTGTTGTGAGCGCGATTTCTGGCACAGGTGCAGAACTAACAATCTTCTTGGCATAAAACAATGTCTGTCCACGAGATACGATCTATAACTCAAGTCGGCACAAGCGAACCGTTTGAGCTACAAGTTTCTCGTGGGCAGATTCCTGCTCATTATCGTCTTCATAAATTTGGTTTTAACCCCTTAATTAATGAAACAGAAGAAACCATTTGGGATGTAGGTGGTATATACGCATATCCTTCTTCTGCTGTGAAAATGACTGCAACAAGCACAGATGGTGCAAATGACGAGGATGTTCAAGTAACCATTCAAGGGTTAGACGCTGATTACAATCAGTTATCAGAGACAGTTACGCTGGATGGCACTGGGTCGGGAGAAACCAGCGGGTTTTTTCTCCGTGTGTTTAGAGCCTTTATAGAAGGCTCACAAGAGCCGTCTGGCACAATAAACATCACTAACACTGGCACAACATACGCCCGTATAACGCTAGGTGAAAACCA